GTTAGCATTACTACTGACACTTAAAGTACCTGTGATGTTAGCACCTGTGCCAGTAACAACCATTGTTGTATTGCCAGCAGATACTAGATTGACGTTGCCATTAACAGCAGGAACCGTTACGTTTGAAGTACCGTTAGCAATACCTGCGCTTGTTGCTACTGCCGCAAATACTCCGTTGCCGTATAATACGTTACTTGTGCTACCAGTTAAGTTAATGCTTGCAATGTTACCTGCACCTGATACGTTTGCAAGTGCGACTGAGTTAGCAGTGCCAGCAAATGCAACTGCACCAGTTACGTTTGTACCTTGAATATTACTCAAGCTATTTCCAGGACCACTAAAAAACGGTGCAGCTAATACTCCGGTTGTTTTATTAAATGTAAACCCTGCATTACCACCAAATACACCACCATCATTAAATTGAATTTGTGTGTTACTACCGCCAGGAGCATTATTACCATCAAGTACCGCAGTTATGGTAACAGCACCTGTACCTTCAGAAGTTCCGGTTGATGTAATAGTAATATTATTTCCTGCTACAATAGAATTTACGCCAATCTGATTAACAACTGTTTGATTTACAGTTTGATCGATGGAACTAGCATAGATAGCACCCTGACCTGAATACACAGTTACGATATCAGCAGAACTATTATTAGCACTAGTTGTAGTAGATACTGAGTTTGCACCAACTGCTAGTGTAGTATTGGGTAATATAAGTTCGCCCGCAGTAGTTACTGTTGCTTTTCCTCTTGCAATAATTGATGCTTGTGCTAATGCTGCCTCTGTTTGACGAACTAGTTTTGGATCACTTAGTCCTACAGAAGCTGGTTTATTATTATACGTTGCCATTTTGTTTTTCCTTTATTTTTTTAATTTTTATCCAATATACCAATTAGTTCCGTTACACCATACAGGAACTAAATTTGAACCACCACCAATGACTTGTGCCCCAAAGTTACCTGAAGCCGCTAAGTTACCGTTGTTGATAAATGCACGGGCACCGGCTACTGCAATTAGATTAGCATAGGCTGTTGGAGTTGTTGTAATGCTAGTTGCAGATACTAAACCGGCTGTGCCTATGTTACCTATATTAGCATTACCTGTAACTGATAATACACCACTTGTTGTTAAGCTAGCACCAATAATGTTGCCAGTCGCTGTTATATTACCTGGCGTAGCTAGTACATTTGTTACTTTGTTAAATGTGAAACCTGATTGACCACCAAAACTACCAGCATCGTTAAATTGTATTTGTGTATTTGAACCACCAACTACACCGTTACCCGAACCACCGCCGGCTACCCATGCTAGATTACCTGAACCATCTGTTTGTAAATAGTATCCATCGGTACCGCCTGAAATTTTTAATGTGTTAACACTCAATGTGCCAACACTAGTAATATTTGGCTGTGCAGAGTTTGCAACTGAATATGCAATAGTAGATAGAAATGCTGGTTGTAATGTGTTACCTGCTTCTGTTAAGATAAAGTTAGCAACATTGCTTACCGCTACTTTAGCAGTGATTGCTGTACCGGTTGTATTAACTACTGGTAGTATTGTATTTGCAGATAGACCATTACCTATACTCGGCAATTGTGTAATTTTTATTGTTGTTGCCATTTAGTTTTCCTAATTATGCGAATGCAACTCCATTTTGTCCAATACAGTACCACTTACTGTTCATATATTGCAATGTACATCCGTCGCCTATATCTCCAAATGTAATAGTACCAGTACCTGATGTTTTCCAACCAGCATTAGTAACAGTGATAACCATGTCACCACCGTCAGCTACCATCATAAATGTTTTTATTTGACCTGATGTACCGGCTGCTAATGTAGCAGTACTTGCACCAGTTGTTGTGAAGTAGCTTGCTGTAACAGCTAAGTTTGCTACCCCGCCATTCGCTAAGTTTTGTCCGTTGTTTAATAAAAGTTGACCAGTGATTGTTACATTAGCCGGTAAATCAACAGTCATTGTGCCTGTCGTTGTGACTGGACTATTAGTGACTGTTAGTGAAGAACTAGATAACCCTACGCTTGTTACAGTACCACCGGTTATAGTAGCAGACACAGTTACGTTACCGTTACTACCACTTAAATTAATACCTGTACCTGCACTTAAACGTGTAACACCTGTGTTAATAATGTTGATATTTCCAGCAGTAGTTATTGGGCCACCTGATAATTGAATACCAGTGCCTGATGTTGTTAATCCTACGCTTGTAACTGTACCAACTGAGTTGGCATTTGCAATAGTAGTAACACGACCATATTGATCTACTGTAACTGTTGGGTAAGCATAAGTACCTGCAGTTACTCCAGAGTTTGCTAAGTCTATTGTCATTACCCCGGAACTTACGATGGGGCTACCGGAGACAACTAGTCTTGTATTTGAAACGGGTTCTACGCCAACGCTTGTTACAGTTCCTGATCCGCCACCATTACCACCACCGGTTGAAGTAATAGTTACATTACCGTTAGCTTGGTCAATTACAATTCCTGTGCCGGCTATGATATTTGTCACACCGGTATTTAATATATCAACTGTTCCTAGAGTTGAGTTTGCTGAAACAGCAATGCCTGTATTTCCTGAAAAAGTGTTATAGGGACTGGAATTCCCAAATAGGGTGGTAAAATTATCTTTAGTTTTTGTAAATGCAGTGTATAGTGAGTCACTTCCAACGGATTCGTTTTGTAACCCAATATTTATTACCTGTATTCCTTGAATTGCCATGATTTAATCCTTATAGTGTATTTATCAATAAGGATCAAATCAGTGTTATCCAGGGTTAAAACTACTCCCGCATCCACAAGTTGTAGTAGCTTGTGGGTTTTTTATACTAAATCTTGACCCTTGTAGGTCGTCTATATAATCAATTTCTGCACCGGTAACGTATTGTGCAGACATTGAATCAACTAGGACACTTGACAAACCAGCATCAATTTGGAAATCATCTTCATTTATTTCTTCATCAAGTGTAAATCCATATTGCATTCCACTACACCCGCCACCTTGTACAAACATACGTAGTTTTAAACTAGGATTGTTTTCTTCTGCTAAAATTTCTGCTATTTTAGATTGTGCTGATTCTGTTACTGTTAGCATATTATGATCCTTCATTCATTGCAAACCACGGGTCAATTATTACTAATTCACCATTTTTACGCATCATAACATTTTCTGTATGTAAGTCCCAACCCACTTTGTTTATTCTTCCGGTTGCATATACTAATCTCATTAATTCATACAGATAATGATATTTTTCTTTTTCTTGTTTATTACTTAGTGTCTGTCGTACTAGTTGTTGAATTTGTTGTATATCAGGACTGTCGTAATGTTTAAAAAAATCAGTGTTAGTAAGTGTAGAAACAACTTTATTCCAAGGAATACTATTAGCAACAAAATCAGATAATGCCCAGACTAATGCCTCTTGTACGCTATTGTTTGGAATAGGATACAACCTTTCCATAGCAATTTGTAAATATTCTTTTCCGTTTATCTCAAAGGTAGCATGATGTTTTCCACCTATATCTATAAACTTGGGTAAGTTAGGAATACCCTTATTCTTCTGACAGAATTCGTAAAACTTATAAAAAGTATTAGCTGCCATAGTAATATCTTCGCCTTCTTCGGGCATGATAATTTTTATAACACTGCCTTCGTCTTTCGACCAAACAGTAGAATCTGCACCACTGCCTAATTGTTTATAACCAGCTTTTTGTAAAGTGTTTGAAATTTCTTTGGCGTTGGGTGTATCTTCTTCAGCTTCTGCAAATTCACTTGCTCTCATAGACTTTTGCCCCAGCGTGTATTAATTACATTCCAGTTAATTATTTTCCATTGCTCTTTTAAATACTTCTTTTTATCACTACCGTAATCTAATATCCAAGCATGTTCCCACCAGTCAATCAATAACAATATATCATTGCGAACTTGATGGTTTGGTATTGTTTTTATTTTCCCGTCATTAGCTAAGTAAATCCATCCTGAGCCTTGTATCTTCATAGCTTCAGTTTCAAATTCACTTTTCATATTATCATAATCACCGTAGTGTTTATTGATAAATCCATACATAGGACCATTAGGTTTGTTATTGTTTATAACTTCGCGGAACTGAGGGAATAACGTATTATGCAAGAATGCACCTGCATAGTTAAAATCTTTGTCGCCCTCACCTTTGTTATATCGTTCTGCATAACCATGGGCAAGTTTTCCGTAATGTAACTCTAACGTATCTTTAGACAGTACTGGACTAACCTCATTAGGAGTGAAGTTTAATGGTATGATTTCAATATCTTGGGGTTTTGCTTTATCTTCCAATAATGTAATAATGTCACGCATAATCATTATTTATCTTGTGGATGCAAGATTTCAGTCATTTTTTTATATATGTCATTGGCAAAGATTTCATTTGATTTTATCCCGGCATGTCCTAAATCTCTTGCTAAATCTATACGCTTCATGACAAAATTTTCTAAATCATATTGACTTTGGCTACCAAAGTTGACTGAAATTATAGGGCAATTAATTACATTGTTGATGAGATTTACAGCTAATTTTTTCCTAGCATAGAACAAACCAGAATCTTCACAGTTCACTACTAATGCAATATTATCTTTTTCTTTATACCAAGTTCCTCGTTCTATCATACGTGGATATTCAGGATTAAATGACATATATCTACTATGATCAGGCCATTGAACACATACTAGTTTTGGTTTTTTCTTTACTTTTGCAAACCATGTTAATAAATTGTATTCTAGGATATCTATACCTGTTCCGGGCATAGATAAATTATAATAATCATAACCTAGTTTTTTACTAACGATATCGGGATATGTTTTTTCTAATTCTAAACCAATGCCTGTGGTGTGACTACATCCAGTGAATAAGATGTAGTTTTCTAAATCAATCTCATCAATATTTTTGCTTCTATGCCCTAGCTTATTATATTGATATGTGATAGGTACATCACGATAGTACCAATCTTCGGGTGTGTTTAGTAAATTTTTTTTAAAACTTTCTTCGCTATCACCAGTCAAGAAAGGAATTACACTATCATTTTCATCCATTCCAATAAAATCATTATACCATCTCATGGCTTTATGCTTCTTCCTATTTTATTAAATTCATTAACTATTGCATCTGCGATAGAAAAATGATCTTGCAAATCACCTTCGTAGTTAATATCATGAACATTTGAAGTGAGCAATGGAATTTTATTTTTGAACACTATTTGATATATTGGAACACTGATTGAATTTAACATCAACTTGTCTACCATAGCTAATCTACCATCAAAAAATCCTGTAGTATTTCCTGCGTCTAGTATTATCTTTACATTTTCTTGGGATAAGTCACATGCTTTTATGAACTCATAATTTTTGTCAGCAACTAAAAACGAATTTACAAACTCAGTGCTTAGAATTACTGCCTTGGGTAGAGTATTGACAGTGTTAAACCATGTGAGAAGGTTATATTTTATTGCATCTAATCCACCATTAAAGATAGATAGATTATAATAATCTATGTTCAATTTTGTTGAAACTAAATGAGGATAAGTTTCTTCTATGGGCTTGTCCCACCCAACACCCACATTATCGCCTGCGAACAAAATATATTTACGTAGGTTTATATCTTCTAATTCTCTACAGCGATGACCTCTACTGTTAAATATTGGATCTAATTCATGTCCTAAAAATCCATCATAGAATTTCATTACCTACGCCTTACAATTCTTCCTTTAGTCAAGTCATAAGGACTAAACTCAATTTCTACTGTGTCTCCTAGTAGAATCTTGATAGCATTCTTACGCATACGACCACTAATGTAACCCGTCACAGTGTTGCCCGGATTCATCTCAACACGAAACATAGCATTGGGTAATACGTCAATTACCTTGCCATCCATTTTAATGCCTTCTTCTTTCGCCATTTTAGCTTCACTTCTCCTTAATTGTAGTGTGCAAGAGTTTGGGCTTGTAGTTTGACCCACATAAACTCTTTCATCAGTTTTTCGTTCTTGGTGACATAACCGTACACGTTTGTCATGTCCCTTCTATTTTTAACTATCCTTACTCCGCCCTTAGGGCCCTGTACCCATACTCTATTACTGTATGAAATACAACGGCGTATTTTAGTACTGTATTCTATTTTGAATGGGATGCTAGTTACACCCTTAGGAAATTCAGGTGTGTATTCCCCTGCAATCTCGCAGTAGTAAATTGTTTCTCTAGCCACGGCGCATCTTTGAAATATCTACTGCTTCCTCTTGTGAGAATACAGGAACAGCATTTGATTTGTGTAGTGTTGCAATACCTAGAACCTTAGTACCAGTGTATACCTTATGTACGGATGCAGTTGAATGACCTGCAGTTACACGACTAGGGATATGCGTAGAAGTGGAACGCCCAACTGGTGCACTTAGTTTGTAAGTGAGTGTAGGTTGAGATAACGCACGTTTGCGTTTCTTTTCTTCTTGCTCAACTCCCCACTTTTTTTGTAATTCTTTCCAAGAGGCATCAAGTTCACGGGCTTTTTGAGCCTCTGCTGAATTCTTGAATTTAGTTTTACCTTTACGTTTGCCGCCCATTGTTAGAGCAGGATGTGCGAGGTGCATTGTCATAGAACTTGGTTCATAGTGGATTATAGATAATTATAGTGGATTATAGATACGTTGTCAAGTACTACTTTCGTAGTATTACCCAAATTATTTATCATCTAACCAAGGCATGTGTGTTTTTACTAGTTCTTCTTGCTTTGCTAAGTACGCATCATAATACTGTATGATGCTAGGAACTATGGGTTTGTTTGTTATTTTACTTAGTGTTTCTAAAACAATGTCACGATTGTGTATTATGTCGTATACGTTTATATGAAATAAATTGTTTTTATATTGTTCGGGTATAGGAAAGTCATTCATAAAAAACTCAACATCTGCAAACGGCCAACATCTGCTCCATTCTTTAATATATCTCTCTGAAAGTTCAACTGGAACATCTCTAGGATCAGGATAGTCTTTGAAATAAGGATGTTTATATTGCAAATCTTCCCATACTGTCAATGACTTTGGAAATTCTTGTACCAGTGTTTTAAAAAACAAATTACCCTGCACCCGATTAACTGTACGCTCATCCATCTCTATAACAATATTTTTGCACAAAGGATATTTTGTAAAAAGATCATCTAAATTGGGTACGACATGGTCATATAATATTAAAGGTTGTGAAGGTATTAATGGATCAACTGATGAAAAAACAGAAATCTTTTTTTCATAAAGATCAACATAATGTACTGAGTTTATGTTTCTCCAATTTTTTACACACTCATCTAGTGCAATCCCATGTGCATGACCAAATTTTGAAAAGGAAAAATCGTATATTGGTTTAACTGCAAACTGATACACTAGTGATGTAATAAATGCCCCGCAACTACCACCGAGCCAGGTTACTAAAAATGTTTCAGTGGAAGGAAATGTAGTATCAGCCATGCATTTTTATTTTTTGAGAATAGCCCAAATTTTCTCTTTTTCAATGATTTCGGCTTCTAACTCACGGTACATTTGACCCAGTGATTTGAGTCTTTCCCATTTTTCTTCTAGCTTTGGATTTGGATGAAGAATAGCCAATCGTTCTTCAATCTTGGCAAACATATCAGCTATGTTCTTGCCCTTGATACTTACTTCACCTTCAAAATCAGCATCACCTTTAACATGTAGAGTAGCACCACTCAATGAAGTATTTACAGTATTACTAGTAGTACCCCAATTATAAGAACCTGAACTACCGTTAGTAATTATGTATCCGGGATCAATGTTTCCAATCGTACTTCCGGTTATACTAACAGTAGGAAAATCGTCACTAACACCTATAGTATAACCACCTGAATTTAAATTTATACTCATTCTATATTTTCTTTAAAATATAACGACCCTCTTCATCCAACCCAAAGTCAATTGTGTCGCCCTCTTTCCATCCCATTTGGTCTAATAAAATTTGTGGAATGGGCAACAATACATCATCACCGTCTTCTTGGGTTATAACTTCGTATCGGACATTATCTTGTCCAGGATTGGGTTTCGTCATACTTCTAATGATACTAATTACTTAGTATGTTGTCAATTGCTTTGGTAGAATTATTTATCATCTAACCAAGGCATTTTTGTTTTTACTAATTCATCTTGAGCCTCAAGATATTTTTCATAAAACAATTCTATTTCAGGTGTTATTGGTTTGTTTGTTGCATCACTTAATTGTTGCAACACCTTGGCTGAATTATGGATAATGTCATAAAAAGATACTTGAACAATGTTATCTTTGTATTCTTCAGGATGAATGTAATCTTCATCAAAGAAATTCCTATTACTACTTGATATCGGAGTTGATATTTCTTTGATGAATTCTTCTGCTATTTCAATCGGAACATCATTTGGATCTTCATACTCAGCAACTGAGGTATGTAATAATCTAATACCTTCCCAGTAATTTTTAGTACCAGGAAAACCGTCACATGTATTTTTAAAGAACATATTACCACTTAATCTAAGAGACATTTGTGTGGATCTAGTAATAAGAATAATCTTGCATTTAGGAAAAACTTCAAATAAATCTTCATATGCAGGAATATTGTGGTCAATCATTATAGATGGTTTCGTACTGTCTTCGGGTACAAATTTTTTGTAAGAATGAGTGTCAGATGAATCATCCCTTATTCTCCAAGTTGGATTGATTTTCAGATTGAAGTTTCTATCACCGGTGTAATCATGTACATTTCCGTTTCTACTAAAAACGATTTCATCAACAGGACCATTGATAAATTGATCCACTATTGCAGATATAAAGGCACCTGAAGTGCCTCCCAACCAATTAATTAGATAGACTTCACTATCCGGGAATGTGTTTGTTGTCATATACGGTATTCTATCGTAGTTTGTTTTAACCACTTTTTACTTATAACTTATTTAGTCTAATACTATACTTTACCCTACTAACTTTGAAAACTGGTCTATATTTATTCCTTGTGTCATGTATTGAGATATTTTATTGACATAAATCAACTAAATATTAACATAAAAGCCTGTTCATATAATAAGTGGCTTTTTCACGTAAGTGATTCGAGAATAATAATAATATGGATCCACTAACACTCTTTGCATTAGCCAACGGAGCTGTCTCCGCGGTTAAGGCTGGCTGTAAACTTTATAAAGATATAAAAGGTGCAGCCGGAGAAGTCAAAGAGGTACTTAAAGATTTAGACTCTCAATTTCAAAAATTACATCCACCGGAAAAACCTCCTACTGTAGCACAGAAAAATGCCTATATAGAAGAAAAAAATCGTGTAATTGATTTAAACAAAAAAGCAGAATCAGGCGCCCACACAGGTATCTACCAAGAAATTGGTCAACATTTGGGCACATACTACGATAACTTCTATAAGTGCATTGCTGTGTTTGACGAGGAAGAACGCCGAGCTAAATCAGAAGTATATACAGGGGATGAAAGTTTAGGAAAACGTGCCTTAAATCGTGTGCTTATGCGTAAACAATTACAACAAATGGAAGTTGAGTTACGAGAATTAATGGTGTATCAATCACCCGCCGAACTTGGTGCTTTATATACTGAAGTAGAGGCAATGATGAGACAAATTGGTGAAGAACAAAATATTATCATTGCCAAACAAATGAAACAACAAGTAATTGACGCTAAACGCCGCGCCATTAGAATTAAAAAACTACGTGATGAATTTATAATAGGAGTTGCAGCTATAGTGATTATACTTGTAATGGGCGGAACATTTATGTATGTAGCATATGATCGTCAAAAAAAGTATCCTCAGTACGGTAATGAGTTATTCCCTAAAACCGAGCAACAACGCCGAGCAGAAGCCGAACCGGTAATATACATAGGTAGATGACCACTATAAAAGTATAGTAGGAACTAAATACAATATAGGAGTATTTTATGGCAGAAGTAGAAACAAAACCGCTATCACGTTCAGAACGTGAAGCACTAATCAAGGACAAAGCAGGTCTTGTAATTGTTATCATGGCATTGTTTATGGCAATTACTACTTACTTTGCTAATACGTATTCAGGTGCAGTAATGAAGAATATGTTGAAGGCAACTGATACATACGCATTCTTTCAATCTAAATCCATCAAACAAACCATTGCTGAAGGTCAACGTGATGACTATCTAGCACGTGGTGACAAAGCAAAAGCAGACGTATTACAAGCAAAGATTGACCGTTATGAGTCTGAACCTGCAAAGGGTGAAGGTAAAGTAGAATTGTTAGCAAAAGCACGTGCATATGAAGCTGCCCGTGACGAGGCAAGCCGTCATAGTCCATGGCTAACATTTGCAAGTATGGCTTTTCAATTAGCTATTGTTTTATTGTCCGCGGCAATTTTATCAGTAAATAACAGAATGTACACATTCAGTTTGTATGTTGCTGTAATAGGTATAGTCTTGTTAAGTCAAGGCATTTGGCTTTGGTTCTAATGGAGTAAACTATGTATAACATGAATGAATTAATGAACCGAGTTAAGAGTTTGCAAATATTTACAATAGAGCGTGAATTGCCGGAAGATTTTGTCTTTACCGGAACCGTTCCATACGATATGAAAATATCAGATAATACTGCATTCATAAAGGTTTATGCGGCTGACCTATCAGAAGCCAATCAAAGAATTGATGAGTTTTTTGAAAACTGTCAATAGTTATTGCCCCGAAAGGGGCTTTTTTATGGAGGTAAAATATGAGTTGGTTTAACAGAAAATCTAGATTAAAAAAACCAGTTAAAGTCTCACGTTATAGAAGTGGACCAGTATCTACTGGAGTATTAGAAGAAGCAAACAATTCACGTCCGAATGAGCAACTAAAAGAAGTTAAAGATTCAAAAACTTCTAAATAGTAGGTGATTAAGTAATTGCTTTATTAAATTTACTATTATTCTTGTCGGGAATATAGTCTACACCGGGTATTGGTGTAAAATCTTTACAAAGAGAACCAACCATATCATCGCCATACTTAAGAGTAAGATAGCTAAAATTTTGATCGTTGTTATTAGAGTAAGACTGAATGCCAATCATTAGGTAATTAGTCCACTGGATTTTAGTGTCAACAATTTTTTTAACGATAGGATCTTTTAACAAATCATTAAAATCATTGTTCTCTCGGTAAAAGGTGTAATATTTCATTGTTTCCAAATCCTAAATGCTACTAAATCTTTGTCCGATTCAAAATAAAATTCATACAAACCTGCATCACGCCCAGCAGGGATAACACAATTATAACCCCATTCACCGACGCAATTACGCTCTAACCAATCAATCATGGGTTTTAGTTGACCGAAATCAATAATGATTTCAGTTTTTGTGTTCGTATCGATTGACACTTACTTTACTTTTTTCTAAAAATTTTAAGCCACTATCATCACGATAGGTGTCTCTGTAATATACACTACTAATACCTGATTGGTATATCAATTTAGCACAATCTATACAAGGAGCATGAGTACAGAATAATGTACTATTGTCTCCGGCTTCTGTACTTCTAGCAAGTTTGCTGATGGCGTTTGTTTCTGCATGTAGTACTTCTTTTCGTGTTATTAATTCTGTAATCTGTGTTTGTGGATTAGTATACTCAAACTCACAGTTGTTATCCCAACCAGCTGGCATACCATTATATCCAATGCTAATGATTCTATTGTCTTTAACAATGATAGCACCTACCTTCAAACGTACAGCATAGCTTAATTGACTTGTACGTTCAGCAACATCCATGAAGTAGTCAATAAATTTTTGTTTTATCATTTTTCTAAAAAGATTAATTTATCTGATCTATTGGCCCATTCGTCTGCATTAGGTAAAGCAGGTTTCATTTTAGTAATACTTGGCCAATTTTTAGCTAATTCTGCATTAATGTCATACCATTTTTTACGTTCTTCTTCTGATAAATCTGCTTCGTCAACGATGGCATTTGTAGGGCATTCAGGAATACACACTGCACAATCAATGCATTCATCAGGATTGATTACCAGAAAGTTAGGTCCTTCGTAAAAACAATCGACAGGACAAACTATTACACAATCTGTGTATTTGCAATTGATGCAACCTTCGGTTACTAAATGTGTCATTTTACGTAAAATTTCTTTATATGTTTTTTTGCTGATTGATTGGGTAATATACTTAGTACAAAATTAGGTTCATTATATTTTTCGCAAAAAGCTACACCCAATGATTTGTTATCTTTTAAAATTTCAAATAAAAATCCCTTACAAAAGTCATCAAACTCTTGTTGTGTAATTTTTAAATTTTGTGTTTTACCTAAAGTTTGAACTTCTAATTGTTTGGCTATATTATCGAACATGTCAATCCCAAAGATTACGAAAATGTTTACCAAACAATTCAAGACCTTCTTGAACACGTTCTTCATGTTTCATATGACCAACATGGTCATACCAATGTTCATCGGGATTCTTATCGACCATTTTATATGTTTCTTCAAGTTTACCGGTAATTGGATTTGGAAATGTCTTATCAGTTTTAACCCAATCGTACTTTGCAGTGCCATGATGGTATAGATTTGTATCATAATCATCTTTGAGTATTTGCTCAAAAGACCAAATCATTTTGTCTAATACTTCATCCCAGCGTTTCAAACCTTCTTTCCAGGCTTCGTCATGTGTTTCTTTATAGAAATCAAAACTATTTTGTTCTTCCCAATCAGCACCGCCAATGTCATTTACAAACTCACCAGGTACTCCATGTTTAGTAGCCTTAAGTTGCAACAAAGCAGGATAGATAATCATAGCTAATGTATGATCCAAACTCCATGTATCGTAATGATCAATTTCTATATTGATTTTTCTACGATTATTTTTGAGACACTTTCCTATTTTAGCTTTCAAAATGTATGCTCTTTACAAGTTCCGTTTTTAAAGAAAAACAGTTTATCGTTATGAATTACTGCTGCCGAATTTATATTTTTATATTCTTTAGCTATTTTTGCTAATTCTTCTATAGAAGATCCTTGGCAAATAAAATCTTTTGTGTCAGTGTTATATAGATAAAGTACACCATTAATTTGTTCTGTAATTAATTTTTTAATTTCAGGTTCGCCACTTGTATGAGTTTCTCCCAATTCTAGCTTTGATATTAAATAGCGTATACGCAAAGTGGTTAGTGTTTCTCCGAACCAAATACCTAAATAAAATATAATGAAGTATAAAAGTATATCAAGTATATCCATAGTATTATTTATTAATTTTTAAATTAGACCATTTTTTGAGTTTTGCAAACTTTTTTAGTTTAGCTTCAAATGTACCCTGTTTTGACACACCTACATGCAAGTCTTGTAATAATTCAATCATTGCTTCTAAATCACCGATCTCTTGTTCTAAGTGCTGAATGTTTGTTTTTTCGGTTCCGGGTTTAATCTGATCTGGCCCGTAACGTAAAATTTTAAAAATTTCTTTGGCAACTTCGTTACACTCCTCACCTAGAATAACTAGTGTCTCTCTCAAATCTTCATTCATATTAGTCTTTCTTTTTATTCATGGCTTGTACTTGAGGCTGGATATAACGGTTGTGATAATCTTTGTAATTATCTAAATAATACTGCCATTGAATCCATTGCGTTTTCTGTTTAGATTTATCTACTAAGAACCCCCATTCACGTTGTTGGGCTCCCATAAAAAACAATGTAGTTGCAGGTCCTACACGGTCATCAAGTTCTAACCAGTGATAATCTTTTGCACCACGAACAATAACTGAACCTGGACCACGCCATTGTTGAAATTGTGCAATCATTTTTCCTTCATTATTAAAGACGGGAGTATGTTCCCAATAACCACCTTTAAGAATGATTGTCATATAGGGCCAAGGATGATCGTGAAAGATTGGATCATCACTTTTTACAATTTTGTGAAGTGTCAAATTAAAGGGAAACCATTTACGATCTTTTAAAAAAAGATAATAACGGTGCATATAATCTTCGCCTGTTTGACGATCAGGGATCAATCGATACCGATCTAGCTTATTCATTATTTTGTGAAACAAACCCATATTGAATCCTATAGAAGTAGAGTATTAATTATAACACAACTTTTATTTAAATGCAAGTAGAAAAAGGGTGACGAATCACCCTTTTAATTACAAAGCCTTGTATCAGGCGTGTTGTGCTAATGCACGGTAGCCAGCGGCTACAACCTTGCGGCTTGGACGACCCAACTCATACTTAACAGTCATACGACCCTTAGTATCCTTATGCTCATTAGCATAAACTGCATGACCGCCACGCAAGCGCAAGTCGCTTACAGTAGCAGTTGGGTTAGCAATGCCGAAACGTGAAGCAATTTGTTTAGCGGTTAGCTTCTCACCGGTCTTTAGTGCCTCAACTAGGCGTTCGCTCTTTGTCATCATTTTTGATTTCCTTTTGGTTAATTCGTTGCTCTCACAACGTACATAGAGTATACGATAATATCTATTATTAATCAATAAGTATTGGATACCTTGTTTCAATTAGATGTCCAAAAACATTAATTCAAACACATCAGCTTGTGGGTCGTGACCTCCGTAACCACGTGGGTTACAGACGATACGGGTCTCACCGATTGTATAGTCAAATGGGTCGTGCATGTGACCGTGTGTCCACAACTTGATTTGGGGGTGGTCAAGAATGAACTCACTAAGGTCCGAACTATAACCACCATTCATGGTTGAATGGACTTGATGTTTATAACGGTCATGCGTACTCAACTTACTAGGAGCGTGGTGACCAACAATCACAATCTTTTCTTCTTTCCTATCAGCAAGGACACTTTTGAAATAACTGAGAGTTTGCTGGTGCCGATGCATTGTATGTGCAGGACGCAATTTAGTGTATCCATGTTCATCATTACGAATGATTCTAAAATCATTCATCATGTCGGTTAGTGCATGTAATGTTAATGGATCACCCTTGTTACAGTCAGTCCACAATGTTGCACCGACGAAGGTAACGTTATTGATAACTTTGATATCACGTTCAAGAAAGTAAACGTTCGGATAACGTGCGGCTTCTTTGCGTAGGTCTTCCAATGAGCCAGCCCACTTGCCATGATAAAACTCATGGTTGCCTGCAATGTAAACAACATGTGGGAACTCTTTACTGCAACGTTCCAAGAAGGCACGATAGCGATTAGCCATCAATGCGTTATGCCCTAACTTTTGATAGGGTTCATAAGGGCTAGATACTGTGGGTGGTTCGTGATTATGTAAACTATCAGCAACCATAATATCGCCAGATAGGATCAACACCTCTGCACCTTCGGTGTTGAATAGTTCAATGTCTTTAAATTCTAAGTGCAAGTCACTGCACAATGCAATTTTCATTTATAAATTATTTCCATTTTACCGCAAATGCTTTAGCATGTTTGTATTCTTTAAATCTAAAAATATGTCTTTCAAAAGTACCACCTACAATGTAAGGATACTTTTTAGTTCGTAACCAAATACTTGTGGGGCTATCAATCGCCGACATTTTCATGTTGTTGCCGGGTATTACAATAGAGTATGGGTACTCAGGATCAATATGTGTATTATAATCATTCATTTGACTAACTCCGTAATGTGTTTACAAGTTCCACGATACATAAAGCCGGGGCATGTGCAAGTCTTTTCATCAGTATCAATAGAGTAAACATTACCTTTACTACCTGACACTTTGATGATTGTACTCTTTTCTTTGATTGCCTTGAAAGGATTTGGCTTAACTGGAGCAAACTTACGACCACGCTTATCAATGGTGATCGGGTCCTTAAAATAGAATGGAGTAGTAGAACCAACTTTGATGTACGCAACCATTTTGGTTCCGTCAAGCAAGTATGTATGATTAGCTAAGTTGCTATCATTCCAGACTGTTGTTTCTACTACTGCTTCCATTATACTTCCTCTGTTTCTTTAGCCAATTCGTCAGCCAATACGCGGAGTTCACGATTGTCATAGTCAGCAACATACCACACACCATCTTTCATGATGTAGTAGTATTCCAACCCGGAGTCATCTGCAAAGTCCAACACTTCATCATAGTTTTGGAACACTTTGAAGTCAACACCAGTTTCGCCACGGTCACGACCATAGAAGGTGCACATGCCAGCCTTAGCTTCGCGCCACGCAAGATACTCAGGAGTATCATATTTGTGGGGACAATCAAACTCATGCTTTTCACCAATATTGGGACCCAAGCTAGAAAGATCACCCAATGCTACCAAATGATTTGCTTTGGCACTGTCGTAGTGCTCTTGCAAGATTTTGCCATTGTGTGACAAGTAACCATCCCAATGACAATAAACTGCTTTACATTTATCACCATGCATCACACCGATAAGTGAACGAGTACCCATTTCTAACTCCTGTTGTTTAACTGTTTAAGATTCTATTATATACCCAAATCCATTTATTGTCAAGCAATTTCTTTACGCTTTTCATCCATCATTTCTGACAGGATAAACTTGGCAATATTCATTTGCTTGCGAATATATTCCACTGAGCGAGGACCAGTGCCCATCGCCATCATTTCTTGGCAGTCGGACATAATACCCATCACAACCATTTCCAAACCAGAACACTTAGCGGTAATACTTTCCATGTAGTTTTCACGGATTTCTTGTTCTGTGATACCGTAGCACTTTGTTTCAAATTCAGTCATTACAAGCTCCTTTAATCAATCAATACAAGTATTATATACCCAAAACGATTATTTGTCAACTTAAATTTACCAGATTTCGAAAGAATTTTTGTCACCAAAAACGAATACTTTTCGTTTACCTGCAGTGATGTAACCCCACTCACCCTCGCCGAATGAGTTAGTTGGGTCCTGCTCAAAGGTTACGACACGGTTGATGTAACAGAAACCATCACGGAAAGTAGGCAGTTTCTGTTTGAAATATTTGTCATTGTCTTTTTGCGTGATATAGATTCTTGATTTCATAAGAAGAATTATATACCCAAAGTGATTTACTGTCAAGTGTTATTGAATGGAGCTAGCAAAGAATTATACTCTTTGGTCAGTTCCGCTATTACATCTTGTAACACATCCAATCGAGTCACTCCACATGAATCTTTAAACGCATCAGTAAGTAGTACTTTAGTTTCATCTTTTTGCTCATTGTAGTTTACAGTAATAACACGCATTTTTTAGCTCCTTTAATCAATCAATACAAGTATTATATACCCAAAGTGATTATTTGTCAAGCCTTTTTGAATTCTGGCAAAACATTTTCCCGCGCTTCGAGGATGATGTCACGCACTGCTTCGCGGTCTACGGAATCACCTACAAATTCAACATTACGTTGTGTAAGGCGCATTTTGTAGATACCGGTAGCAATAGCAATTTGAGTTTCGTTAAAACCCAACTGAGGGTAGAGTTCGCTCTCGGGACCATAGAAATCCATCATGTACTGTGTAAACGACATACTATCTCCTGTTTGTTGCTGTCTAAGTATCTATTATATGCCCAAAACGCTTTGTTGTCAAGCCAAAATAAAGCCCCGAAAACGGGGCTAAAAGTAATACTAATTAACTATTTCGTGATGTAAGTATTTTGTCTGCAAGGCCATAATTTACGGCTTGATCAGCACTCATAAAATTATCACGTTCCATATCTTGTGTTAACTGTTCAAAAGTCTTTTCTTTTGAATTGTGTTTAACATAGATATTGGTTAAGTTACGTTTCATTTCAAGAATTTCTTCTACTTGAATTAGCATATCAGTTGCTTGACCACGTGCGCCACCGCTAGGTTGATGGATCATGTGTCGTGCATTTGGAAGAATAAAACGTTTGTTTGGTGCACCTGCTTGTGCTAACAAACTACCCATTGAACATGCCTGACCCATAACGATTGTCATAACTTCAGGTTTGATAAATTGCATTGTATCATAGATAGCCATACCAGCAGTTACACTACCACCCGGGCTATTGATATACATTGAGATATCTTTATCGCCTTCGCTTTCTAAGTAAAGTAATTGGGCAACGACAAGATTTGCCATGTGGTCATGTACTTCGCCCTCAAGCAAAATTACACGGTCACGCAATAAGCGGCTGTAGATATCATAACTACGATCACCTTTGGCTGTTTGTTCTAAAACGATTGGGACTAAACTCATAATTCTCCTTAGTTGAAATAGCATTAAGTGTAACACACTTTTTATACTAAGTCAACTGTTAGGGAGTATTATTTACGTTTTTTGCGAGGTTCTGTCTCTTTAGGTTTAGAGTCTTTGGGGCCGCCTGCTAGTTCAGCGGCTACTGAGCTAAAGTTGTCTTTGCCCAAAAGTTTTGCTTTTGCAGGTTCAATATCAACACTTGCATTACCTTTCTTACCGACAGCACCGCCACTTCCACCTGCTAAGGAAACTTTTGGCATCATCTCTGATTCAGGAGCATATAGATAAACAGCATCATTCTTAATCAAGTTGCCCATGCTGTCGTAATCTTTAAAGTACTGGGATCTTTTTGTAGGTAAATCCATTAATAAGATACCTTCAAAGCCTGACAATTCTTTGTAATTATCAAAGCCAGTACGTAGATGTTCATCAATGATATCTGATACATCACCCTTCATCAACATATCTTTATATGCAGAATTATCAACACCATTGAATATACCATTAGCAATAGTGTCTACAACACCAGGCAATGCTTTAGGATCAATGTTTGGTCTATATACGTTGACCCAATTGTCAACACTTAAACGTGCGGGGATTTCTAGACCACTAGCTTCTTCAATTGCTTGTTTGATAGCAGGCAAATTCATGTTTGCCTTGCGAGGATTTAACCAACGACCACCGGAACTTACTCTTGTCTTAACTTCAACTGGCTTACCATTAACTAGAATGTCACCGCCGCCTACAGCACGTCCACTCCATTGTACATTTGGACTCATAATTGCAAGTGCAACTTCACCTGGACCAACACCCTGTGATGTTAGTCGTGTACTTAGGTCAGTAAGCATTTCAGCAGGAAATCCAGAACCAACTAACTCGTCAAAAGAATGTTCTTTACCGTCAACTAGCATCTTGTCATTCAATATACCAAATGGGAATCTTTCTAAAAATTCGTTTTTCTGTTCAATACTTGCATCACTTTGAATAATAGCATCGGTGATTTGCTTAATAAATTGTTTAGCATCAGCATCGGTGCCCACTACTTTACTAATACGTTCGTCAATGTTACCTGCTTGTAATACTTTTAGAACCTGATTTAAAACAGTACCTTCTTCGGTAGTTTTAAGTAAGTCAATAATTGTTTTCTTAAGGACGTTTGGCTCGGAGCTGTCGTCTTTGGCTTCTGAAAGAGTTTGGAGTAGGTCTATTAAATCACGCATAATGATTATTTATCAAAAATTAACACTTCCAGAAATCTTGATATTTAAACCAACGGCGTCTTCCGTGCGCTCTTTTTAGTGAGATACCATGTTTAGCAAGTTTTTCTTTAAAAACAAAAAAGCTAATTCCATGGCTCATAAGTCTATCTTTGCCTTCAGCCTCACGCTTATTCCCCATAATGTCCCATTGATACTGATGACACATTTCATGCGCTAGTGTGCTAATTAACCATTGCTTGCAATACCATTTGTCCATTAGTCGTATTTTACACAAACTTCTACGACCGCGAATTCTTTCATGTGAACCAAAACACATTCCCCAGTATGTTCTGCATCTAGGAAATACTTCAATTTCAGGCATTTCTAGTTCATCATTGAATATAGTTTTATTAATCAAGCGGTAAAGATATACTACCTCGTCATAGTTGGTTCTATAACCGAGTCTTTTTTGATACCCTATGCCAGGAAGGTCTTCTAGCATCATATCACGTAGCTCATTTTTGTGTAGCATGATCCTGTATTTAAGTACAGCAAATCACGCAAACTATGTATACATTAGGAAAAATTAAGATTTTTTTGTCCGATATTAAATATAATATAAGGAGAAAATTATGATTAAGTTTTTAAAAAATCTATTCGGCATGGACAAACCCAGCGAACCTACAACATCAACGCCCCCGTTAGGTGTAGCAACACATACAGCAACAGAGGTTCTGTATAAGATAGAAACCCCGGCTGCACCTGTTGCAGAACCAGTAAAAGTTGAAACTGTAACTCCAGTTAAAACAACACCGAAAGCTAAAGCACCTGCTAAGCCAAAGGCTCCGGCTGCCCCTAAAGCTAAAGCACCTGCTAAGCCAAAGGCTCCTAGAAAGCCTAGAATGACAATAGCAAAGTAATTAATGTCAATAGGGTTTGATCTTATTAGCGATTTAAATCTGTCTCCTGAGGACAGTTTTAATTGGGAAGGTAAAGCGACTAGTTTGTACTGCATAATAGCAGGTAATATTAGTTCTGACTTACGAACAATAAGACAAACTCTATTACATTTATCCAAACATTATCAAGGCATTTTTTATGTTCTAGGTTCACTAGAATATAAAAATGCCATTTCTATAGAAAAACGCACTGAGGAAATACACAAAATGTGCAGAGCCGTTAGAAATATTGCAATATTACATCACCATGTAGTAATCATAGACGGAATTGCAATAGCAGGTGCTAACGGATGGTTTGGTGATTCAGTCATCCCCGATTTAATAACGGGTATGGAAGTAGAACAGCATAGAAATGAAGATTTATTGTATCTTAAAAATACAGTAGAACGACTACAAAAACACCTAGACGTAAAGAAAATTATTTTAGTGTCTAATTCAGTTCCTAGTACAGATTTATATTTTGGTGAGGAGCCTGATGATATTATGACGCAACTTAGTTTGGGAATAGTATTAGTCTCAGATACTGAAAGTAAAGTATCACATTGGGCATATGGCACATATGATAAAATAGTTGATACCAATTTGAGAGGTATCAACTATGTTAACAACGGCTATTTTAAGCGTAAACCATATTGGTCTAAACGAATAGAAGTCAATATTTAGGCTTCAGATTCAACTTTAACTAGCAAAGGAAATCCTTGACTACGTGCTTCAAGTGTTACTTCCATGCCTTTTTGTTCTGCAATTTCATAAGGTAAAACTGCAACAATTGCACTTCCTTCCTCATGAATATTATGAGTAATAGAAGTAGCGGTGTCTTCATTATAATTAAAATAATCGATTAATGTACCTACTACAAATTCCATACTAGTAACATTATCATTCATGTAGATAATCTTGAACAAAGGAGGTTCTTTGATGGCAAGATTGGGTTTGATTTTAATTTTTGTTTCAGTCGATGTTTTAGACATTTTGTTACCTATAATGGATTTAGAAAAGTGTGTAGCCTTTCGACTACACACTCGCTATTATATTATTTAGTGTATGTAATAGCAATAGCTTTTGGCTTCTTTTCTTCCGGAACGATACGCTCTAAATTAATAGTTAGAATACCGTCCTTCTGAGAAGCATTAAGAACCTCAACGTGTTCGGCAAGAGTAAACTCACGCACGAAATCACGTGTGCTGATACCTTTATGTAGATATTCAGCAACTAGTTCCTCATTCTTCTGACCCTTGATAGTCAATACACGATTGTCAAGATTGACAGTGACCTCACCTTCACTAAAGCCAGAAACAGCTACTTGAATATCGAAGGAGTCTTCGGTATTCTTGACGATGTTATACGGGGGATAGTTTAGGGATTGTTGACTATTCATTCGTGCAAGTTCATCAAACATGTTATCGAAACCGATACCAAATTTAGCGATTGACGGAATGTCAAGGGAACGAAGGGTTAAAGTTTTTGTCATTTTTTTTCTCCTATTAAGCAAGATGACTGTTTTCAGACCCGACCATCGGCATCTGAATACGTATTTATTATACTACAAATACGCAATAAATTATAATATTTTGGTTAATTCTTTTAGGTAGTTTTCGTACAAGTCATTTTTTAATTGGATATACTTATCGTAGTTTTCTTCCAATGATTTTGTGCGAAACTTTTTGGTAATAGTTTCTAATTGATTTATTACCTTTTCTTTATTAGTGAGTATATCATCAACGTAAATGGTAACTACATTATTCCTATGTTGCTCGGGAACATTATCTACTAGATATTGTTGCACTCCTGTCTCATTTAATGTAAGGTCAACATTGTACTTACATACTTGTGCAATTTCATCCTGTGTAAAGTCTTTGGGTTTTTGAATGTTTTTTCTGATAGGATAATCTAATTCGCACATTTCGTTATACAATCTCCAGTACATAGTATCTGTGCTATTATGGTCCCATGTTATTTCATAGAAGTGATTTGCTTCTATTAAAAAGAATTCCCTTGCATTTGTGAATCGTATGATAACATGTATAAAATCTTCTGGCATTGTGCTATAGTCAACCTGTAGTGATGGGTTCTTGACTAATTCACTATTTGGCGACGGCAAATGCCCTGTCCAAGTAAATGCAAAGTCTGATTTGGATGGGTCGATTAATTGTAAAATTAATGAAGAAATGAAGGGCATCCCCGACCCGCCTCTGCCGGTTACCAGATACATCAGAATAGTTTCTTGGGAAGACTTTGATCACGCAAGTATTTTTGCCATCTACGTTTAGCTAGACCTTTTTCAACTTTTCTTTGTACAGTAGGTTTTACAAATTCCTTACGGTCACGCACTTCTTGCAACAAACCCAAATCGGTAATTTTCTTTTTGAATTTACGTAGGGCTTTTTCAACGTTTCCGTCAGTAACTATAACTCGTCTTCCTAATATACTCATAAAATTGCTTTTGGTTTTAATACTTGCTCCTGATTAATATTTATCTTTTTAATGTCGTTTTCGCGGTATTTGCGAGTATTGAACATATGTGGCATCAACACTTTTTCAATTTCAGTATGCAATCCACGTGCCCCTGTTTTTAGTTTAAGACAATTATCTACGATTTGGTCAAGTGCATCATCTGCAAAATTTAACTCAATATCATCAATGCTCAACAAATATTGATATTGTTGGATGTAATTATTTTTTACTTCTGTCAATACCTTTTTAAGGTCTTCTTTATTTAATTCATCGATACTAACTGTGGTTGTAAATCGTCCAATAAATTCAGGAATCATTCCAAAACGTGTTAGGTCATCAGGCGTAACTAATGTTAAGTCACCTTCTGTTTTTTGATCTTTAATTTTAGCACCAAATCCCATACTTGTTCCGTTTGTGCGATTGTTGATAATTTCTTTTAATCCTACAAAGGCTCCGCCTGCAATGAATAAGATATTTTTAGTGTTAACTTCTAGCATGTCACCACCGGGATGTTTTCTTCCGCCACTTGCTGGAATGCGACATACTGTTCCTTCGACTAATTTCAATAGTGCTTGTTGTACACCTTCACCTGAAACATCACGGGTAATACTAGACCCCTCACTTTTACGTGCAATCTTGTCAATTTCATCAACAAATACAATACCACGTTCAGCTAATTTAGCATCACCACCCGCGGCGTTTACTAACATACTAATCATACTTTCAACGTCATCACCCACATACCCGGCTTCAGTCAAACTTGTAGCATCAGCTACTACAAAGGGCACTTTTAGATATTTGGCTACTGTCTTAGCAAGTAATGTTTTACCTGAACCAGTAGGCCCAATTATCAATACATTACCCTTCTGAATTTCTAAATCTTTGGGTGGATGAGTAATACGTTTATAGTGATTAGCAATAGCAACGCTTAATACTGATTTTGCATTGTCCTGACCAATAACATGCAAATCCAAATAGTCTTTGATAGAAGAAGGGTCGTGCTTTATTTCTTCTGGTTTAGTCTCGTTGTCGGCTACAGAAACGTCATCAATGATAAGTTGACTGCATAAATCGATACAGTCACTACAAATTGCAACATCATCTCCGACAATTAGCTTTTTAACTTTATCTTTATGTGTATTACAAAAAGAGCAATGGTTTAGTTTAGAATCAGTGGTCATGTATTAATTTATCGTTTTAATTTTCTTTTGTTATTTTTAACATTTATTATGTGGAACTACGGAAACTTCCATATTTTTTGCACGGTGTATCACGTAATCATGTGACGGGGGAATATCTATTCTCAATACGTTTTCCTCTTTTTCATTGCCATATATAATCAATGCTTCAGGTATTCCGATTGAATAAAAACTAGATTTTCTACCTGATAATGAATAAGGTATCCAACAGTTCTTGTATAGAATTTTATTAGAAACGTCGGCAATTGTCAACATAATACGGACTTCTTTATCACCCGTCATTGAATCTTTGATGTTATTAAGCAAGGGGATATCATTAAACTTATAATGATTTTTTTCTCCTATAAGTAAATCTTTAGGATTCTTTGCCATGATAACAACATTACTAGGTGCTTTTTGTAAGAAACTAAATTTGCTATCTTCTAGTAATGCCATAGCCTCATTCAATGCTACTATGTAATCATAGTTCCATTTAAGTTGATACGGTACTTCTAATACTGCATTTCTAAAACTATCAACTGATAACCTATAGGGTTTTTGATTTACAATAAATGCATTTTGTGGATAGGTATTTAATACTCTGCTCAATACCTTATCACCTTTATTTTTTTGATTCAAGTATGTTTGATATCTAGCGCCGGCACTTTCACCGTCAATGCTATCTTTTGATTTACCAGTAGAAAGAGTTTGATTAAACAATTTGCTATCGGCAACCAATACATCAACTGTTAGTTTAACCGTTCTGGAAGTATGGCTAATATCAATTATTTTAAAGTCATCAACATAGCCTGCGCTATAAACTGATATTATATCTTTTTCTAGTTTATGTAAATTGGATTCACGTTCACCAAGTACTACCATACCAACACGAATTTGTATGGCTTCTGTGAAAGCATTTTCTTTTGCATGTTCTAATGTAGCACCCTCGCCTGTTACACGTATGTAATTGTTGGCGTTGGCATTAAACACAAACAAAAAAAATGCTACTATGCTTAGTAGCATTTTCATAATTAATTACCGAAACGTTTACGTAATTGGCTTGCGGTACTGTCACTATTTTTATCCCAGCGAATAGTAACTGCAACTTCTTGGTCACCGACAACTTTTTCTTCAATCTTGACGAAACCTTTCAGAATTGCACGTGAACTTGTGCGAATAGTTTCAGTCAGTGTCACCGCTGTAGTGTTTTGATTTTCTTGTAGGCTAATGTTCTTAGCTTCTTGGTCAGTCATTTCAACTGTTGAACCATCTGCTTTACCTGAACGAACTCGGTCAGTTGCTTTTTCAATGTTCTTGGCAATTGTTTCGTTCACACGATTGCTAGAAACTTCTTTGCTCAAAAATTCTGCAACGTTGACGTTAGCTTGCATTTCGGCTCGCTTCATTGCGATACGACGGTTGTTTGCCGTACTACCAAATGACACCGCTGTACCTGTTGATTCGATTGCAACTAGCTGGCAATCACTACCCATGCCAAACCAAGAACAGTTAGTCTCGATTTTGATTTTCTCACTGACAAAACTAGTTGCCAGTTTCTGGTCAGCAATTGGACCTTTAGCTGAATTCATGCTACCGCATGCTGTCAATGATACTGCAACTGCGAGAACTGCAAGTTTAGCGAATTTCATAAAAACCTCTGTGTAGTTAAACTATAAAGATAGTATAATACATAACGTATTCATTATCAACGATTTTGGGTCAAATATTCTTCTATCTGTTGTTTTTCAGTTTCGGACAACAATTCAACATCATATTCACCCTTATCAATCATTTTAATCAAGAATTTGATATATTCCTGATCATGAAGGTAACTGGTTGATATTTCTTTGTTTACTGCAATCCAACGTATACCGTCGAATTTATACACACGATTTGGTAATACATCTACCCTGACGAAGGTATCACCTTTTTCTGATGTTTTTGGGAAATCAGTTCCAAAACTTGTATTACTTGATCTAGCTGAGTCTGCCACTAATTTAAATAAATCCGGGCGTGAATCTTTTAATACATCACGATGCATGTGCTTACCGTCAAATACTACATACCCACCTTCTAATTCTTTAAAAGGTTTTTCTGTAGTCACACCGTCAGTTTCTATCTCAGTAACTGCTACAGATGAATCTGCTGTTATTTCTTGGTCAATTGTGGGTTCAGTGACTTCTACTTGAACTTCAACTTCTTCTAGTTCAGAATCTTTACAATCTTTATTTGGACAAACTAATCCTATACTAGGAACGTCTACTAATTCAGTATTACACTTATAACAATTGATAGGTTCTGGTACCGATTCTTCTTTAAATGCTTCTACTGATTTTTTAAGTTGTTCAACTTGTTCGTCAGTCAAAGGACCGTCATCAGGTTCATAATCATTTATTTCTTCTTTGGTGGGTTTCTCACCTACATCCGCAACCCATGCATCCGGTTTGTTTGATTCTTCTTCTTCTTTATCCCATTCACGACTTTGGTTAGCCGCAATCACTAACATCAACGCAAGTGGGTCAAATACAAGAACTAATAATATGATAACCCAACGCACAGCACGTTCTAATAGATTTGCATCAGGATTGTCTCCGTATATCAACGCCGCAATGTATTTGATTGGTCCTACTTCTGCTTCTACTTTACGTAACTCAGTAGCAATAGGTGCTCGTTCTTCATTTAACTTAGCAATAGTAGTTTGGGATTTAGCTATGTCAGCTTGCAGGGCACTTCGTTCTTTTTGTTGTTGTCTACGAATAGTTACAGCACGTTCAGCACCTTTGTCATTGTCCGTGCGACCTAACATTTGATCAACTTGTGCATCCATTTGTTGTAATGCTTTTCTGCTGGTCTCTATATTGTCTCGTTCTGTTTTGATCTTTTCATCAAACAATGCAACTTTGGCAGCAATATCACCGGTAGGCACACCTTGATCTAAGTGTGCTTTACTCAAGAATCCAAATATACCCATGCTGGTTAATATTGCTAGTGCTATGACAGCAGGAACTAGATACATTTTTATAATCCAGTTACACCGTGTCCAGTACTTGCGTAACCAAACGGTTGTGGTTATTTTTGCAAGTTCTAGTGCTGAACCCATAATAATAATGGGTATAACTGCCCCGGCAAAGATAGCAGTTAAACCTATGATACTATACCATGCGGCAATTGTACTTAATATAAGTGCTACTACTAAGGTAAGGTTGGAAAATCCAAATAATTTTTTAAACATCTTTATATTTATTCTATTGTAGCCACTAATATATATCATCTTCTGTTAAATCAACATCAAATAAATGACCAAAATTATCATTAAATTCTTTGGTTGACATTACTAATTTTCGTGACAGATTGTTTGCACCCTGATGAATTAGATAGGTGATTAGGTGTCCCCTATCCGGATCAGTCTTTTTTACTTGAATAACTTCAATTGCATTGCCGTCTTCAAATACATATGATTTCCCCATTAATTCAGCAACTGCCATTATTTTTTGTTGTGGTGTACACTAAATGTACTCCACTGTCCTCGCCAGTTATCATGTTCACTATCCATACCTTCGTCTTCAAGGTCTACACCTTGATATCGAACACGGTTGATAATACCAGAACCTTGTACATCCCAAGTTGTATATGTTAGTTCTTCCGGATTAAATTCTTCATCACCAGTATTAATGGTAACTTGCAAACAACTACCCTTACCACCTTGAGTCCACATTAACCAATAACCTTTACCTAAATGTTCTGGGTAGAGTTCTTCAACTTCTTCACCTGCAAACTCACCCATATCACCTTCGAAAATTTCTTCTTCATCACTATTGGTAATAGTTACGTGAGTATCGTCTTCATCAAATCCCCAGAATGAAATCTTATCCTGATACTCATAGTAAGGCAAATCAAACCGAGCCGCCTTCGGAGTTTTATTCTCATCGTAATCGTAGTTCTCATTAAGAGCATCACTCAAATCATCTTCGTGATCCTCGATACTCCAATATTCGTATTGTGCTTTTTTAATCTTACTTACACCGATCTCACGTGTGCGACCCCAAATACGAATGGTATATTCACCTGCCGGATATTTAGGAGATTCATCTAATTCAGCAATACGATCAATCAAATCTTCCAGTGTATCATTTCTATCTAGACCTAAAGTTTCATTTAACCCTGCTTGAATTTCAGAATCAGGTTCATCTTCAAACATAGCATCTAGTTCTGCCATGCGTTTTTTCTTTTCTTCTTCCTCTACTAGACCGTGTTCAGTAAATTGAATATCACTGTCGCACATAGGGCAAACATCCTTTGTGCTATGTGCTTCTTCTTCAGATTCAAAGTAATCCTCAATTACTGTACCATCTTTACGTAGATATTGTGTTAGGCTATTATAACTTTGACCAGTCCAACGGCAATTTGTACACTTGTGTGTTGGCTCTGGGGGCGTATCAGGCGTGACCCAACTAGACTCATCACCTAGTTCGTAAGTAACTTCATAGCCACCTTTGCGGTCTGTCCAACAATCATCATATTGAAACTCCCAGTCAATATCAAAATCGTTTTCGTATGCATCATTGATAACTTCTTCAAAGTCAATATCACCGTTTTCGATTTGTTTTAATTTTTCAGCGATTTCATCTTCATCCAAATCAGGATAAATCCCACTCAATAAGTCTTCATCTAATTCAATAGCATATTGGCGGTCATGTTGATGCCATTCATGTTTTACAATAGTTACCATTTTAAACTCCTAATGTTGATTCTAACCAAGGCTTGCAATTTTCCCAAGTAGTATAGATATGACTTCGACCACCGGCTGCTGTCCATTCGTGACAGTTTGAATGACGGTCATCAATTAAAATATCTTCTGGGCTCTTGCAGTAACGATACTTATCATGGCTGAAAGGACCCAAGAAAACAGGGATACCAGGAAAGTGTTCTGCCGCCCAATTGACTTTATCCATTGCCGCATAAGGTGTTGAATAGTCATGTGGCAGTGCTGTTAAAAAGTACAAGTTTGCACCTGTCCTCGCACAATATGTGCGACACCAGTTAACAAGTTCATGTGCTCCGGGCTTCAATGGCAAGTCACGATAGAATCGTGCATTCTCTTTCAATCTATCCCAATCAGCTTGCGGGATGCGTTCGCCTTTCGCTTCGTCCCAACGCATCTTCAAAAATTCTTGTGCGTGAACTAGCCAATCGGCTACTACATCATCCATGTCTAGGTAAATATTAGTATTTGTCATTGTTTAAATTGTCTTGCTCGGTTAATTCGGGAGTATTCCAAACATTTCGAGCATTCCATTCTTTAATTTTTTGTAATTTTTCAGCGTCTGTTAATTCATAACATCTAGGATTACGATCCGGCTGACGTAGTACCTCTACACCTCGCTTAAAAAACTGCATATTACTTACCTATATTAGTTTGAACTGTAGGGGTAACTACTCCGTTAATAACTAGTGTCTGACCTTTAAAACTAGCAATAGCATCCGGCAACTTACGCATTGCGTCTGCTTGTGCTTCTGCCATCAACAAGGGAATAGCCATTGGGTTAGCCTGCATAGACTCATTGCGTTTCTTGGCAGTAGCTACCTTAACTTCTTCGGTTTTGAATTCGTTTTTAGCCTTGACCAATTCGTTAGCACTTGCAACAACACTATCTGCTGGAACAATGTTACGAATCAATACTTGTCCAATTACAATAGTGCCATCTAACTTTTCTTCTGCTAAGGTGCGTGTGATCTGTTCTTTGATTTCAGTTTCCATTGCTTGGCGCGCATCACCCATTTCTAATGCTTCATACTTGCGTGATGCTTTATAGATAGCATTACGTGCGGCATTATAGATGTAATTATACATCAAGTAAACATCGCCGTTATGGTTAGCGTGGAAGCTACGGTTCTTGGCATTATAAATCTCAGCCACTTGTGCTTGATTGATGTTATAAGTAACTAATGTATCAAAGTCTTTCATTGTGCTGTTGTCTTTAGCCAATGGCGTCATGTCTTCAACTTTGACTGAGATTTCTTTGATCGGGAAAGTAAGTACTTCTCCGATGATAATTTGATTGAACGAACCCGGAAGCAATTCCTCATTCTTGATCTGTTTGTCAAAGCCAACTCGCAAACCAACCTCGCCTGTTTCAATACGGGTACAACCAGTCATCAAGATAGAGGCTGCGATTACGGAGAGTGTCAAAATACGTTTCATTGTGTTTCCTTAGAATAAAATTACGATTACAGTCATCACTAGAACAACTAGCAATGAGACAATTATACTATACGTTATAGATTTTGTCAATGTCCAACGTTCTTTACCGTTCATATTTCTCCAAGCAGTTAGCCCGAAATGAATGAGTACAGCAAGAATAGCAAATACTAACCAAAGTCTAATCATTCTTCAACTCCAAAATGTTGTTTCAACTGTACAGACGCCTGCAACAATATCTCACCGTCACTGTCATCATTACATAATAGTAAATCAGTAAACCTGACTTGACTAGCACATTCCTTGACAATCAACTCGGCGAATCTTTCCAGGACCTTGTCTTGGCCATATGTCATATAATCTGGATACCCGGCATCTGCGGCAAGTTCTTT